TAAGAATTGACACGTTCACCTCTACTATACACATAGTGTAGAAATGCTTGAGTATAATAGGTTCCAGTATAGTTATCTCTCCAGTGTGGTGCATTACATCCATGATAGAACATGGCATCTCCAGGAGCAAGCATCACAGATCTTTTTTCGCCTTTCGGAGTTTCAATCCATATTTTCCATGGTCTATCTGCACACAAATTGAGTGTAAGAGAAATCTCACACTCATCTTTATCAGTATGTCGTTTTAAATCAGAACCATTTCCATATACTCTAGAATAAACATAAGTGGGTAAAACTGTTTCTCCAACAATCTTACTCACCTCGGGTGTTTTTTCACAAAGTAACTCAAGAAAGGGTAAGTAATTATGAACTGAGTTTGAGTTTACTGCCTGATTATCACCTGCAGCATCATGTTCTTCACAGAAATGCATGAATTCATAACCCAATGTTATTGCCCTTTCCTGATCAATGAAATTTCTGACTACAGTATAATCATTGACTTGGAGTTCGGGAATCATATCTCTTTGAGTAATTCTTCAATGTCATAGTAGATTTGATTTTCTACATCTTCTTCCATCTCATACGAACTATCCTCTTGAGTATCAAGAGCATCACGGAGATCTTCATGCATTATATCATTATCTTCTGTTTGAGGCACTGGTTCCTGATCTAATGACCCAAGTCCAAGTATATCTTCTACAGATTCTGGTCCATCTTCATCATCTGCATGGATTAATTCTGCATATCCTCTGTCTGGTTCATCTTCTAGATCAAAATCAATTTCATCCAGAATATCATTTAGTTTATCTTCGTCAATATCGCGAGTTTCATCATAGTCCACAAACTCTAGTTTAGGATCGTCTCCATTGTACTCAACAAGAGTACTCAGTTCACATTCTTTTTTGAAAGTTTCTTGATCTTTCTCAAATTGTTCTCTTGCAAGTTGATGAACAGTAATTACATCTTTTAAAAAGTCAATATTATCGATGGAAGTAGGAGGTCCATCTACATATTCAATCTCACCACGATCTTCCTCCCACTGAATTGCATTAACTTTTCGGTCATAATCATCTGGATTAAACCAACTCATATCGGCAGGTTGTACAACAAAACCATCAACATAGATGGCTTTATCTTCAATTATTACTGTCAGATTCATCGGATGCCTCTAAAAGGTTTTCAAGTGGATTAACTTGAACTGGTAATATTGTTTGTTGTTTCAAAACTTCCTCGTACATAGTACGATTTTTTTGAGACTCCTTAACGGTCTCATTGCGGAAAGATTCTACAGCAGCACCAGTCTGTCTCTGTTGTTGGGAATTTTCAATGAGGAGAGTAGGCATCCAACCCACTGCACATCCCCAGTGATCAATATCTTGTCCTGTATTGGGATCCATTCCACGAATATGCATATACCATGCACACTTATGTTCTATGCAATCTTTTTTGATCAGAGGACACCAATTACCTGGTTCTTCTTTTTTGAATTTCATCATAATAAAAAATTGGAGATCAACTGAAAGAGCAAACTATGACATCAATATATTGCACGGCAAGGTTTACGTTAGCCGAGAATGAAGCACTACCACTACTAAATCCATGACTATGTGCAGATGCATTAGTAGTATTGTTACCAGTGCCTGGAGTGCTTCGTGACCATCCACCGCCAGATCTCACATCGCCACCACCAGGACTCAATGTAACTGAACCACCATTAGCGTGGGTATGACTTGGAAGTTGGTTTGACGTTAAAGTGTGGTTACCAACTGTTCCAGAAATAGGGAAATTGCCAGATATAGGTTTTGAGGATGGAAATGCACTAGTAAAAGAGTTTGATCCTCCAGTACCACCACCTGTTCCAGTTACAACTCTAAGTGCTTTATTGTTATTGGATGTACTTTTTGACCATCCAGTTGGAGCCGCTGCCTGAAAAAATATCGACGCAGTACTTTGGGCAAAAATATCATACTTACTATCTAGTCTAGTACCATCACTAAAGAGAATACCAGTCCCATCTATTTCTGCTGCCATTTTAGTTCACTGAATAATAAGGGTTTGCTATGGTTATTTATTATGCGTCGATATCGAAGTTGCACTGAATAATATCTACGTATTGAACATTAATGCCTATGGCAAGGTTTGGTGTAGTTCCAGAGGCACTAAAAGGATGACTGTGTTGTGAAGGACCAGATACCCCACCAGTGCTACTGGTGCTCCTAGTCCAACCAGTACCTTTATTCACATCACCACCATTAAAAGTTCCATTTGGATTTTGTGGAAATGGCGATAGAGAAGTTCCTTCAGTACTATGGGTATGTGAAGGAATTCTATTTTGTGATAAAGTGTGGTTATCTGTCGAACTATTAGAAGACCATGGTGATGAATATGTTTGTCCAGTAAAAGAACCAAAACTAATATCACCACCAGATCCACCACCATTTCCAGACACAACTCTAAGCATCTTATCATTGTGAGTAGAACTCTTCACCCAATGAGTAGGAGCAGCTGCCTGAAAGAAAAACATTGCTGTATTATCTGGAGTCATCCACCCTCTAGTGGTGACCGTGGTGGAATTGGAAAATACAATACCATCAGTATTAATTTCAGCAGCCATAATAGTTTAACCGTATGATTTATTTATCAACCTAAGTAGACAATTAGTCATCAAATACTTTACACATAGGGGAACCTGGGTGATCATCACAGAACTTATCTAACACCTTATCTTGGTGACGATTCTCTGGATTAGCAATCTTACCTTCTGTCTTTGGATCCCACTCATCAGGGGCGTGAGTTTCATTACAATGTAGATCTACCTTATATTCATTCCACTTATCATTAGGATCATAAAGTGGATCGGATGGATCTTTTTGGCGTGGTTGTGACATAGTTTAACACTCCTCTTTTTTAAATTTCTTACGACATGATTTAACTTCTTTAAGTTCATCTTTAATCATCTGATAGGCATCTTCAGGTGATATTTTCTTTGCCATTTCCATAGCAGTGATGATCTCAACTCTTGTTCCGAAGTGCTTAAGTGCTTCTTCAAAACAATTTAGTTCTTCGTACATGTCACTTATTGATAGAATCCCAATCTTTCTGGAAGATAGCAAGACCTTCTCTAGTTAGGACACTTTCATACATACGATCAAAAACTCCAGGTGGGATTGTTACGATATCAGAACCTTCACGATAACAGAGTGCAACAACCTCAGGACTACGAACAGATGCAGAAAGAATTTCCGTCTGACACCCATCTTTCCTATAAATTTCATAGATCGTCTTAATCAGTTCAAGACCATCAAAACCATTATCGGTAAGACGACCGACAAAAGGAGAGACGTAAGTTGCACCAGCCTTAGCAGCAAGTACAGCCTGAGCAGCAGAAAAAATAAGAGTAACATTGACCGTTGCACCAAGATCTCGCAATTGACGACAAGCTCTGAGACCTTCAACAGTACAAGGAACTTTAATCGTTACATTATCTAGTTCCATGAAAGGTTTGGCCTGTTCAACCATGTCACATGCCATATCTGCAACTACCTCGGCAGAGATAGACTGCAGTGTTGGAAAGGATTCTGAGATTTTTTTGATTGCCTCAAAAGGATCCTCACCACTCTTTTTAATCAGACTGGGATTAGTTGTAACTCCATCGAGAAGACCAGTGTCATATCTCATAGAGATTGCATCATAATCTGCAGTATCAAGAAAGATTTTCATTTACCTACTCCGTAATCTCCGCCTTTTTTTGCATGATCTTTCTCAAGATCACTAATAGTTTTATGTGGTCGTACTGGGGATTTGAGATACTTATCACTAACAGTGTCTGTGATAAGAGTCATACCACTTTTAATAAAGTCTTCACCCTTATCAACGCTATGACGGGTGTTACGTTCTTCTTTAGACATAAAGATCTCTAGCGTTTTTTAGTGTTGTCAACAAGTGCATTTGCCCATGTACATAACCACTATAGATTATACCAAGAGTGCCGAGTAAAAACAAGCCCAACATTATAAGGTTAGGGATCGGTGGTTTAAGAGTTTTCTCTTCCGTAGTCGTCTTCGATTCTGTAGATGTCGTTTTCTCTACATTCTCCACTTTGCACCTCCACAAAAGTTATACCATCAGCATATGCTTCCAACCGATGGACTTGTTCTTTCTCAATTTTATAAGAGTCACCAGGTCCAACCGTGTGAAGCGTATTATCAAGAGTCAGTCTACCACATCCACTGACAATATACCAGAATTCTTCTCTTTCGGAATGTTTTTGAAGTGAAAACTTAGAGAAAGGTTTAATGCAAATCTTTTTGATAACAAGATTGGGTGTTCGTTCAAGATCCTTATACCACCCCCAGGGTTTGTCAACTCTCATTTTCTGAAATATCCCCTAGTCCACTTATTTATGTTGACATCAATGGAGCAGTGACAGATATGTTTTGAACAAATTACCCTCTTGGTAGGCCATTCAATTTGATCTGGTTCATCCATGTGACCCTGTGGTCCACCAATGCAACAATTACCCAAGAAGATTTCACCAGAGTGATCAATAAACAAACTCTTCAAACCAACTTCACAAACATACCCTTTAAAGTTTGTTTGACCTGAGTTAATATAATTCAGAGTATTTGTACCCCTCTCAATGGTTTCATCATCCATCTCGAAGTCGGCAGCGATGTCTGGAGTTCTATTAAATTTTTCGTCAGTCTCTAAGTATTTTTCATGACCAAGAGAAGACTCTACATCTCTAAACCATGCAAGTTGGTTTTCGTCATATAAGTGAACAGTTCTATCAACGCTACCCCAATCAAGACATCGAACAGGTTCTACAAAGATTGTTGGAATATTTCTAATATCATTATAAACTTCTA